CCTGATTCGCCAGTTATGGGGTGAAAGGGCGGTGGAGAAGTTGCGTGCGCGTGCCAAAACTGAACAAGTACAGAGGTAATCAAATATGGTGGCAAATATGGTTAATCCGTTGCATCAACGAGGCCCGGAACGAGGAGGGATACGACGATACCTTGATACCGTCACCCCGCAAGAATATCTCCCGCAGACGGGTGAGGTTGACCTTACGCAAGTCACGCTTACTGGCCTTGCCGACCTGTTCGGGTCGGACAAGGGGAGCATCAAACACGGTTACACCAAGCACTATGAGAAGATCATTGACGATTTGGGCGGGAAAAACGCGCCGCTAACGATTGCCGAGATCGGCATAGCGTGTGGGGCATCGCTGCGGATGTGGGCTAACTACCTGCCGAACTCCAAGATTGACGGGTATGACATCCAGAGTGAGTGCGCCAAGCTCTGCCGTGACCTGCCGAGTGTGAGCATCACGATCAGCGACCCGCGCAAGGTGGATAAAGACGCTGCCTACGACCTAGTGATTGACGACGGTAGCCACATTGCCGAGGACGTTCTCGGGGTGTTGGCGCATTGTTGGAGGTGGGTCAAACCGGGTGGGTATTACGTCATTGAGGACATGGGCTGTACCTACAACGACGGCTACCGTGACAAGTTTAACAAGCACTTTGGCAAAGACTTGAAGAACGACCGAAACCTGATGCTCCAGATGTTTGACGCACTCTCTCGGGAGATAGATCACGGGGTCGGTGCGTTTACCGAGATGCGCTATTACCGCCAGATGTGGGTATTTAAGCGATGAGGCACGCTGCCCGCCGTGATGCCAACGACGCCATCATTACTGAGGCGTTACGCAAGGCGGGGTTTACCGTCATGGACTACGGCAAGGCAGGCCAAGGCATCCCCGACAAACTCGTTACCCGCCCACTCCCTGACGGGTTGCCGTGGGTGTGCTGGGTAGAGGTCAAGATGCCAAAGGGGCGGCTACGAGAAGCGCAGGAGGCGTTTCAGGCGGTCTTTGGGGCGAGGGGCGAGCATTACGTCGCCCGTGACCCCGAGACGGCTGTACGCGACCTGTGGGCGTTATACGACGAACAGATCAAGCCCGAGCAGCGTCGGTGAACATCTGTGCCTTACGGTTGCCCTTGTAATGCGCGATGACGGGGTTGGGATGCTCGCCAAAATGCTCTGGAAGGCAGGCATATTGATGCTCTGGCAGGTGCGCGACGACAAACGGCGGCAGACGGTTGACGTACTCCCGCAGCACCTCTTGGTCGCCGTACCAAGTTTTGTATTTGGGTTCCAGCCGGTCGTACATCTCGGCCAACTGCTCCCACGCAAACCCGTCAGGGGTGATGGTGCAGCAGCCGATATAGGGATACACAGCATCCAACGCTTTACCCGCGTGTTCGGAGTAATCCTGACCGCGTTGCTTGGCGTTAAAGATCGCCTCACGCATAAAGGATCGGCGCGTCACGGCAATGACCGCATCGCCCAACAACAACTCGGGATGCAGGGGACGACGCACCAACATATCGGTGTCCATGTACAAAGCTGGCTGGGCAAGTTGCAGCGCGGCAAACGCTCGGGTGCGCCACAGCATCAGGTACTCGGGATTGCCCTCGGTGGGGTGCGCCCAAGTCACACCCGGTATGGTCGGGGTGTTTTTGTCCGTAACTTGGATGATTTCAGCGCCCGGATTGTGCTTGCGAAGGGACGCCACCATTGCAGTCGGCTGGGAAATATCCGCACCGACATGGAAAAACACAAAGGTTGACATAGGAGAAATCTAACATGGTTAATTTAAACAGAAAACGCACTAGCCGAATTATTTGGGAAACGCTGCTAGAAAACGTCGTAAGTCACCCGAAAGCACCGTGGGTGGAGCAACTCAATATGCTGGATGCGCTGCGTGCCACCGCTAAACCGACAGGTAGCGTAAGTTTTGCGACGTTCTGGTGTTTGTATGCCGTGGTGCAGGCGTATAAACCAAAGCGTGTTGCCGAGGTCGGCACCTACATCGGGAAATCCACACTCGCCTTGGTGTCGGGCGGTGCGGAAGTACACACCTGCGACTACAGCAACGATGTGAAACTGCCGTTTAAGGTAAACCAATACCCGATGACGAGCAGCACCGATATGTTCGCCAAGCTCCAACCCGCCATTGACCTGCTATTCCTTGACGGTCGGTTGGAACCCGATGACCTTGGGCACATTGGTCGCCTACTGCACTCCCAAAGCATCGTGGCGCTAGATGACTTTGAGGGTATTGAGAAAGGGGTCGCCAATGCGATGCGGTTTACCTATCAGGGTGCCATGCTCGTTTACCCGCCCGAGCGTGAGGTGTTGGAGCGGCACGGCATCCCCGACGAAAGCACGCTGGCGCTGATCTTGCCGCATGGATTAGTGCAGTTGACGAACCAATAGCGTTAAAATACCCTCACCACGGGAGGCTCTATGTCCCACAAAGACGCTGCTGAATTTGTTGGTGTGTTGCTGCACTCGGCAACAGCAACGCATTTTCTGCATTTGCAGACGGCAAGTTACGCCGCTCACAAGGCACTCGGTCACTATTACGAGAACATCGTGGACTTGGCCGATAAATACGCCGAGGCGTATCAGGGCCACTACGGCATCATCCCGCTGTCGGATTACCCCGATGGCTTCAAGGTGCAGAAGGACGCCGCCGAGTACGCCAATAGCCTGCTGACGTTCGTGAAGGGCATCCGAGGCGACCTGCCGAAAGACACGGACTTGCAGAACATCATTGACGAGATCGTGGGCGAGATCAGCGCATTGGTTTACAAGCTGGAGCGTTTTAAATGAACCGTAAGCCGGGACTTTACGCCAACATCCTTGCCAAGCAGGAGCGCATCAAGGCCGGTTCGGGTGAGCGTATGAAGCGTCCCGGCGAGGAAGGACGCCCGACCGCTGCCGATTTTAAGCAGGCTGCCAAAACCGCTAAACCAGAAAACAAAGGTTACGCATGACCGCCGCATGGACTCGTAGCGAAGGCAAGAACCCCAAGGGCGGGCTGAACGCCAAGGGTCGCGCCTCGTACAAGGCCGAGACAGGCGGAACGCTGAAGCCGCCGGTCAAGAAGGGCGACAACCCACGCCGAGCCTCTTTCCTCGCAAGGATGGGCAATATGCCGGGGCCGATGGCAAAGGACGGTAAGCCCACACGCCTAGCCCTCGCACTCAAAGCATGGGGAGCCTCTAGCAAGGAGGACGCCCGAGCCAAGGCCAAAGCCATCAGCAGCAGGAACAAGGCATGAACCGCAAACGCCTTGCCGCTGCACTTGCCTACGTTGACGAGAAGGCAAAGCGCCTGACGAGTTTAGACCAGCCCAAAGAGTCTGACGCCGTGGACATGGCGCTAGAGATGGGCGGTAGTTTTATCCCCGGCGTAGGCCAAGCCCTCGCTGCCCGTGACTTTGAACGCGCCCGCCGAGCCGATGACGAGGCCGGTATGGCAATGGCTGCTGCGTCGGCTTTGCCTTTAGGGCGACTTGCAGGTGCGCTGAAACGATATGACCCTGTAATGTCTAACATAGACGTTTATCGGGGCGCAGAAACAGCGGAAATAAAACCAAGAGATTTTCCGGGCGTTTTTGTGTCAAAAGATCAAGCAATTGCAAAACAATATGGGAAAGTTCATCAATTTGATTTAGATGAATCTGCCAGAATTTTGCCGTTAGAAAGTTCTGAAACACAAAAATTGACGCAAGAATTTTTTAAAAAATATCCAGAAGCGGAAGATTTTATTAATGACCCAGACGATCCCGCAGAATTATTTATGTTTCCAACAGAAGAATGGGCAACTTTTTTATCAGAAAAAGGATATGACGGAACATCAATTGGGGATGATATTTTTGTAAAAAACTTAAAAAAATTAAAAGGAAAACAAAAATAATTATGCCTAGCACATCTGACAAGCAACGACGCTTCATGCTGTGATCTAAAGTAGACCTAAACAGATGGCGAAGGGTAAGAAAACAGGCGGTAGGCAGGCAGGTACGCCTAATAAGTCCACGCAGGCCGCCAGAGAGGCCATTGCAGCGTTTGTGGACGGCAACGCAGATAGACTCCAAGGGTGGCTAGACGAGATCGCTGCCGAGAAGGGAGCGCAGGCTGCCTTTGACGCCTTTAGCACCTTGCTGGAGTACCACGTTCCCAAACTCGCCCGCCAAGAAATCACAGGTAAGGACAACGGCCCGGTCAAGGTACAGATCGGATGGATGGCTCCCGAATAATCCTGCCCTACCGCCCACGCAAGGCGTTCATGCCGTTTCATGAGCGCACTAAACGTTGGGCTTGCCTTGTCGCACACCGCCGCGCAGGCAAGACGGTCGCCGCCGTCAACGACATGATTCGCGCTGCTGCGATGTACCAGCAGCCTTACGGGTTGTTCGGCTACGTCGCCCCCTACCGTAGTCAGGCAAAGGCCGTGGCATGGCAATACTTCAAGGACGGCGCACACCCGATCATTCAATCGGTCAACGAGCAGGAACTGACCATCACGCTCATCAATGGCAGTCAGATACGCCTGTTCGGTGCCGACAACGCCGACGCCATGCGCGGCCTTGGATTCTCGGGGCTGTACCTTGACGAGTACGGCGACTTTAAGCCAAGCGTATTCGGGAACGTATTGAGAGCGTCCCTGTCAGACAAGCAGGGTTGGTGCGTCTTTGGCGGTACACCGAAAGGCAAAAACCAGTTCTGGGAAATTTACGATACCGCCACTCGTCTCCCTAGCGAGTGGTTCCTGTTGCGCCTTCCCGCCTCAACCAGCGGGCTTCTCCCTGCGACAGAGCTAGCCGCAGCAAAGGCGCAGTTGGCCGAGGATCAGTACTTACAGGAGTACGAATGCTCATTTGAAGCAGCAATCCTCGGCGCTTTTTTCGGAAAGGAGATGCGAGAGGCGACAGAACAAGGTCGCATCACCAACGTGCCATACGATCCCAACTTGCCTGTGTATACGGGTTGGGACTTGGGTTTCCGCGACGACACGGCCATTTGGTTCTATCAGGTCGCCCGTGGCGAGGTGCGCGTCATAGATTTCTACGCCGTCTCGGGCGAGGACATCCATACCATTGCCGATGTGGTACGCAACAAACCGTACCGCTATGCCAAGCACTACCTACCGCACGATGCTCGGGCCAAGAGCCTACAGACCGGGCGCAGTATCGTGGAACAACTTGCCGCGCAACTAGACATCGCCAAACTTGCCGTTGTCCCCGACATCGGTGTGCAGTCAGGCATCCAAGCGGTACGCATGATGCTGCCGCGTGTGTGGTTTGACGCGACCAAGTGCAGCGACGGCATTGAGGCGCTGCGCCAATACCAACGCGAGTACGACGAGGACAAGAAAGCCTACCGTCAGTCACCGCGCCACGATTGGACATCACACCCTAGTGACGCATTTAGAATGGTTGCGGTATCATGGAGTGAAGTCGCTGACAAGCCCCCAGCGCCAGAGGTCAAGCCGCTGATGGTGGGGCCAGAGAACACAGTCACGCTGAACGATATGTGGCAGGTTCACGACCGCACAACGTCAAGGAGAGCAAGGATATGAGCATTGTCAGCCCGAATCGTTACCCCTACGAAACAGTAGCCGCCTCGCAGACCGCACAGGTACTCGGTGGCACAGGTGCCGTGGGTGACTACCTCCATCGCATTGTGGTGACGGTCACGACGACCGGCACTAGCACGTTAAGCGTTCTAGACGGCAGCACGACCGTCCTGACGATGGCTGCGAACACTCCGGTTGGTGTCTACAGCCTTGAAATTAACGCCGCCTCGGCTACCGGCCCGTGGGCGATCACGACCGGCGCAGGGCTTGCGGTTATGGCTGTCGGATTCTTCACGGCCTAATCATGGAAGGCGTACTGCAACCGGAACTGGAAAAGTATCTCCGTACTATCGCGCAGTACGACAACGAGTTTGCCAAATGGTCGGCTCGTACCAAGAAGATCGTTAAGCGTTACCGCGACGATTC